TTAGGCGTCGTCTTTTTGTTCGCTCATTGCATCCTCTGTCTCTTTTTGGATCGTCAGAGGTAAGCTAATAAGCGTAGCTTTTAGAAGATTGATCATTTTTTCTTGTGTGTCATCCATCTGTTTCATGAGGAAATTACAAGAATCTTCTGTCGTTGATGGGATTTTTTGAGTGCTCGCTTCTTCTTTAGCGCGGGTTTTATCGATCAGCTGGAATAGATCTTTGATTTTTTTGCTTTCAATATATTCTTGCACCAAAACCATATTATCAATATTACCTTCTGCCTCTTTCAAAATTGGATTGATAGCATCGTTCCATTCTTTTACACGTGCATCAAGCTGCGTTTTCATTGCAGGATGTTTCTCACCACATGCACTAACGGCTTTCTGACGGCTGTCCTGAACAGTTTTAACAACTTTGATGAGGTTGTAGTTGCTGTAAATAACATTGAAATGACGTGTGCTAACTTTATCGAGGTCCTTAGAAAGCTCCTGATAAGCTTTGGCTATAATATTGCTTTTTTCACGAGGATTATCATCAGCATGCACGGCCATAGGTGAAAGGCAAACGGCACAGGTCAGAAATGTTGTCAAAATTTTGCGCATTGTAAAGAATCCTCATTATTAAACTATTGAATATAGATTAGCATGATGGAAGCAAAAAAAAAGCCTGTATGATATTGAACCGAATAATTAACAGGGTAAAAACATCGATTCATCATACAGGCCAGTGCGCATGACATAAGAAACTTTTGCTATAAAACTATTTAACTCTTTCTCTAAAGGCCCTAATTTTTGCTCTCAGAGAGCCTTTAGTAAATCCCTTTCGCTGGTCAATATAATCAGCTTTTTTATAAGGCTCTGTAACGATGGGTAACTGTTCATAACCTTATATTTATAATTTAACATAATAAATATGAATAGAAAGTAAATAAAATTAGATATATTTTTTAAAAAAATATCTTTTTAATCAGGTATTTATCTATACAATTTAGATAAAATTTTATCTAAATTTTAGCCTGTTTTTATGGGACCTAGAAAACTATTTTGTAGCGGCGCACTTGGTTTAAGTAATAAGGGCATTTGGTTTTATAATTTATATGGAGCGTAAGGCGCAGCGCGGGTTTAACATAATGGGGTAAAATCACTTTTTTGTTTAGCTTTGCATTGACTCCCACAGGTTCAAATATATATGTTCTCCTTATGTACTCATCCGATTCTTACAAAGTTGAACACTCATTTGGTGACTGGCCTGATAAAATCACGGAGCAAAAGCACCAAGAAAAAGTAATATTTTTTTAGAAAACTGCGTTGAAGAGTGCCGCGAGCGTGATATTAGGTCTCCTGAATTGTCGGAAGCCCTTAAATATATAGCTATATATAAGCGCCCCCTCGCCAATCAATTTGAAGCAGCTCTGTGTATTGAATACCCAAGCCACCGATATCACGCCCTTAATAGCATCCTAGGGCAGATTAAAAAGCTTATGCCTCCCTCTTAATGTCATAGTTCATAATGATTAATTCCCTTGCTTTCACATCATTTGATTGAGCACTTAATGTATAAGTCAGCTCAGCCTCATGAAATATAAAGTCCTTAAATATTTTGCGCACCTCTGGAGTGTCATTTAAAGAGAGTATAAAGCGCCCTTTAACCTCACTTAAAAGCGATGCCATCACATCAAATTCGGCGCGATCAAACATGCCCTTGCCGTAATCATTTTCGCATCGATAATAAGGTGGATCGAGATAAAATAAGGTGTTTGGCTTATCATAACGATTAATGAAGGTTTTATAGTCTAAACACTCAATTGTGACCGATGATAGACGGTTATGAACCTCCTCAAGCATTGGTGCGAGCTTATTCACATCAATGCGTCCCGGACGCTCTTTTGTGACACCAAAACAGCGCCCAGAAACCTTACCGCCAAAGCTCATGCGCTGAACATATAAGAAACGTGCGGCGCGTTCTAAATCCGTTAAACTGTCTGGATTCATTTTAATAAGGCGTTCGAATTCATCCCGGCTGGTTATCTGCCACTTAAGCATATCCATTAAGGCTACGTAATGGCGCTGTAAAACCCTAAAGAGGTTTGAAACATCGCGGGAATAATCATTGATAAATTCAGCCTTGGGCTTTTGATTTCGGCGCAAGAAAACCCCGCCCATGCCAACAAAACACTCAGCATAGGATTTATGGGGCGTGGCGTTGATGATATCGATAATTCTTGGCGCTAATCTTAGCTTTCCGCCTTGATAAGGTGCTACTGGTTTAGTTGGTTCTATATTTGTTATTGTGGATTGCATAACTTACTCCTAATATATACCCGCCGTGACGTTGCGGTGCGGGATGATCACGAACGTGATCGGTTTGTGTCATGCAAGCTTAACTCTTGCGGCTATGGGCGTTGGCGCGCCCATGCCCCCGCTTAATTACGGGAGCAAATTCTTACTTAAAGTTCAATTCTAAACGGTATTATCGGCAATGCTTGCGGAGAGTTATCGCGTAGAACCTTATCTAAATTCGCATTATTAATATCGCTCATGGCATCAAAGCCATAGTAAAGGACAGCCGCGCCGGTAGGGGCGCTGGCAAGTGTTAATGTCACCTGATCGGCAGTGCTTCTGACTGCGCTGGTGATTGGAATTTCTGTGCCATTCACAAAATCACCATCAAAACATCTAAAACCAAGAATGCCCGTGTTTGGCGTGATATCCGTTCCGCCATCATGATTAAGATTAACAGTGACTTGCGTGCCGTTTAAAACCGCATTATCACACTTCATTCCGTCAACTGATCCGCTAACTGCTGCCCCCTCGAGCTGCGCGATTTTCCGTGCCGTTCTTGCGGCTATGATAGTATAACCCGCATCATTTAAATGGATGCCATCATGCAAGGGCTGGTCATATTCGCATGCCGATATATGAATCCAGTCATGATCCTGTGCAAGATTAAGCTGCGCTTGGCGCAGATCCTGCAAACCGCCAGTATTCGTGAAACCCGTTTCACGGCGTGAAATCAGGTGAATAAGCACTTGAAGGTCAGAATTTGCTTGGCGGCGTAGTTCTTCAAAAACCTTTAGATAGAGGTCTTGAATAATTTCAAGATCAACAACACGGCCAGCTTTATAGGGTGCTAAATAATGGCTATCCGCTTGGCCTTGAGACCAAGGCATTATAGATGGTTTTATTCTTAGGCGATTATAAGCATCAATCCATGCATAAAACGCCCCTCCATACTCACCCGTCTCACGGTCATACCACCACTTTTCTGGATCGGTGGTATGTTCTTTTAAAAGGGCTGAGCCAGATGTAGCCCCATTAATTGTGATGATTTCTCTGTTTAGTAGGGGAGAAGCGACACGTGAAAACTCTCTAAAACCAACTGGTCGACCAGCCTCAATAGAATCATAGAGATGGTACATAAGTGACTGTCCGCCTGTAATAAGAGTCAGTGCCGAATGACTCCCCATTCTCGTGGCGAGCTGCTGTGCGTTAAGGAATGAAGATCCAACTTCGGCCTCATGAACCACCCCATTAAAGGGGTCTTGACCGCCATTTCTTGAACCTACATAAAGCCGCGTAAAACCTTCCAAGGTGCTTGTCCAATCTGCGACATCTATGGCACCTTCGCGCACTTGACCATTCGATATCATGAGGTATGTGTTGGTGTTTAAATCCCATGTGAGACCAAGTGTTTTAAGTGCGCCGCCATCAACAAAGTGAGCAAAATCACCAACCGTTGCCCCAGCACCTGTATTTGAACGAATTCTAAAGCCAAGGTCATTATCATCTTGCCAAAGCCTTAATCCAATGGATGGGTTACTCGCCCCATCATTTAGCTCGAACGGGTATTCGCTGCCACTAGCTGGTGTAGTGTCATTTGATGTAAACCGCGCCCAAATGAATCCTTGTTGTTTCTTGTTCCAAGGCTCATTGCCAGTCAAATTTATCAGACCGTTTTGCGGATTAACAAATCTTTGTGCATGAATAATTTCTGCTTCATGGGCAGTATGACTTTTTAACTGTCCGACTTTAAACAGCATGATTAGATTCCTTTACTATTAGGGTTTTGCTGGCCAATGTTCATCGGCGCTGAAGTCTTGAGGCAGTGATACCTCCAGCGCATTACTAGCCGCACGCACATCGGCGGCGTAGTCTTTTAGTGCCTGAGAAACTGGCGTGCCACCCAATTGCTCGCGCTGTGTCATCCAATACGGAATAGCTTCGGCAATTCTAATCGCAGCTTCCGTTTTTATACCGGAAATGATTTTTTCATCTGTCCTTTCCGGCAAAAAGGATTGTCTTTCTTCTTCGGTAAAATCTCTAAATTCAACTTCACCATTCATTAGATTTACTTCTTTTACATCCATAGCTTATGCCTCCCAAGAAATGTTAACTTCGCCTTCATCAAAAGTATTAGATCCCGCAGAAGTCGTGATGCGGATTCTATCCAAAACACCTGCCAACTGTTTATGACCAGCGCCGTAATAAGCCTGTGGTACATCGTATCTTGAGCAGTTGGAGTTGATTGCCCATAAGTTACTAGCAGCATCCATCAAACTTAAAATCATAAGGCCGCTATACAAAACGCCTCCTCCATTATTGAGATTTTGAACGGCAACACATCCGTTTGACCATGGAGTGCCAGTCACTCCATCTGTTTGAGTCGCACCGTAATAATTTGAAGTTTCAAAACCACCTGCTGAGCCAAGTTGAACCGTCAACCGATCCGTTCCGGTCGTTGAAACCTCTTTGAACATGACATTCACCTGTTTCACACCTGCTGGAATACCAGTAAAGTCAACAGCTGTCCCCGAGAGTGTAGTTTTAGTACCTAAAGTAATAGGTTCTAATCGGGCATCGATTGCTTGTTTTACACGCAATGCTGTCATGATATCTTCGTTATCAACACCTGCAATTGCCATAGCTTCAGTCGCTATATCATATGTGGACTGACCATCACTGATCATTTGTGATATCGCAGTATGAAGCTGTGTTAAATCTGCTTGGTCAGGCGCTAAACCAGCGCCAGTAATAACGTTCATCACTTCGCCTAGCAACGCATTAAAGAACGCGGCTGAAGGATATGCGCCTTGCTGCGCGGCTTCATTTAAACCATTTGGATCTGCGTTCCAATATGATCTATTATCGTTTTCCTCGTCACCCGGCAACGCATTTAATGGTGGTACGTATTTCATGGTTTTACTCCTCGTAAATGAAAGTTAATTTTGAATCTGCTGGCTTAATACGCCTTAGAATACACTCAAGTTCGTCAGCCCGGCGGATCTTAAGAAGTGGATCTCCACATGCAGAACGGCCACAGGCAAAACGGACGAATTTCGCGCCGCTTACGCGCAAATTCCAGTGATAATGCATAACGCCGGGCGGCTGGCATCCATGCAAATATTGACCATGTGCGTCTGAGGTTACAGCTCTTCCGCAGCCATATTGACCAAGTGCCAGCGGCCTATATTCATAAATCTCAACCTGATATCCGAGGCGCTGTGCAATGTTCTTAAAATTTTGACGCGAAGGTGATGCATTATCCAAGAGCTTTGAGATAATAGAATCGCGCCGCTCGCCAAGCGTTTGATCACCTAGAGAGCAACTATCAGGCAGTCCTGTGAAGGCTTCCCATTCATTGAAAAGCTCAATTGTTTTGCGCGGATCAGCCTCATCGATAAGAGCCGCTGCGCGTTTATGTATACGCGCAAACTCGGCTGCAGCAGGTGTTAAAACCTTGGCAAAATTACTCCCCTCGCTCCGATCAATCTGCCCCGGCGGTAATAGGCTTAAAAGCAATTTTAAATATTGATTTTGAAGTGACATTAGGCCGCTGCGCTCCATGTAATATTACCAAGAACTGGCAAAGTGCCAAACTCGAAAGCCAAATCCTGATTAGGAGTTATAAGTTGGTGAAAATTCTCTCCCAAACTTACTGAAATGGCAGCAGATAAGCGTGACAAGCGTAAGGTTACACCACCTGCACTGGCCTCACGTTTAAAGTAATCTTCAATCTCCGCCAGCGCTGCATTTTGAGTGGTCAAATTATTAGGATTAAGAGCAATTTCAAAGTCAATTGGCGATAGAACCGGAGCAACTACAGAAGGACGAGATCCAACTGGACGCACAGATTCAATATGATCTTTGACAGCTTGCACCTCATCAGCTGTTGGTTGCGGTGTATCCGGCTTATTATCCATGGAAAAAGTGACATGCACAGTTACATAACCATCATCCGATTCCTTCGCCCATGACCTTGTAACGCCAGCAACTTCTTTAGCCCAAAATTCATAGTCTCTAAGTGAGCCGCCCCGTGGTGGAGATTGAACACGCTCCACAACACGGCCTTTAAGATCAGGATCTGCTTCGATTTCTGCGCCGCCGCTTAAACCATCCGCTGCTACTGTGATTGATGTTATTCCCGGAATCACGTCAGTCGGATTCAATGAAACACCCGGTGCAGCATTGCCGATCAAGCCTTCTGAGCGTGAATTAACTCTTACGCTCCCAAGGCCAGAACCATCCAATGTTAAGTCCTCAAGAGTCCTATAACTAATGCTATCATCACGTACAAGGATACTCCCGGCTGCTATTTCTGTCCCAGCCGTCCCTTCAATATCGACTAATCCTGTGGCCAATGATGACGATTTACGGCCACCTTCAAGCCAGAAATTAGCATGCCCCTCTAAATACTGTGCTTCAGCAGTTGGTGGCAAAATCTGTTTTGCAATAAAGGATAGATATGAGTACAGCTCTGTGCTGACTATGGTGAGTGCGCGTGAAACCATATTTTCTGCAGTCCCCGGAAGGGATGCGTGCTGCGTTCCAGTTGAGAGGGCGCTATCGGCCTCAACTCTTTTTGCGATCTCTAATGGTGTAGGAATTTTATAGCTCATAGACTGTGCCTTTCTCATAATCAACGCGAAGGGATAGCTTATCGCCGTTAGACATTTTAAGTTCCACGGCCAGATTGAGTCGCTTCCTGTGATGCCATTCATCTTGGATTTCTATGTTTTGGACATACCCGTCATCGATCGTCCATTGGATGGCTTCCCGAACATATTGTATAGCGCGGTTTCGCGTCTCCTCAGTGGCTATCTCATGGGCTAACAACCATAATTTTGATCCAACTAAACGCCCACGCTCATCAAAAATATCACCAACCCATCCCTGCCGATCATCTAATAAAGATGTTCCATCAGCTTTGAAGCCATAAGGCAAAGGGTCATGTTGAGAAGCGCGGCGATTGGCGAGAATGGACACCATAACTGCGCTTAAAATCGTTCTTTCTTGAACGACACCATTATCCATTACAATGTCGAGTAGACCGTCTTCATTTGGCATTAATTTCATGACTCCCCTCCCATTTGCTGCGAAGGAGTATGTGTTTGGCTTCCCGCGCCATTTTCTGTATGCGTGTGGCCATTAAAGACGCTGCGCATTCCGCTCATCGTCTGGCCATCACTGTCACAGCGATCTTTGATTTCACCAGTGCATTCGAGAATAGGTGTTTCAAACCGGATTTTCTCAGCCGCCTTGAGGATTATTTGACCATTTGCGCTAATCTCGATAACGCCGCTATCCTTGAGGTAAATAAACTGTTTAAAAGCGTCATAAAGCTGAGTTTCACCAGTGTTTAAACCTTTAGGGCGCTCATAATAATTCTCAGATAAACACACCATTCGAGAACGGTCTCCGGCAATCGCTGCAAGAATAGCAGCGCACCCGGCTGGCGGATTGGTTGTTAGCCCAAACATCTGAGGGCGTTCGATGCGGTCTTTAATTTCTCCGGCATGCATCCGCGCTGTTACATTTTGACGCGCATATTCGTCATTAATTGAGCCGATTGTACCTCTTACAATCATGTTTTTGAGTTTGTCTATGACTTGCCTCATGCGCCGCCTCCCCAGAGTTCATCATCTGTTTTAGGTTCTCGCGCTGGCGGTAGATCATAACTCTCTGCTGGAGCAACCATTATAGAAGAGGTTGTTCCGTCCGAGTCGCGATTTAGATCCACGGCCTTAATAAGCATATCTCGATTAATATTAAGCTCTGGGTCTTCGACTCTAACAAGCGAGTTAATCTTCCAGAATTGTCCTTCTGAGGCTTCCCAGCCCGGCACTGTATAGGTTAGATCCGTCCCATTAAATCGGCGGTGTCGAACTTCCCATTCAGCTCTTGCCTGAAGCTCTTCTTTCGTAGCATCGGCTTCTGAAACAATTATAAGCGGACGGTGACGTTTTATATCAGGGTCGTAAGCAACCCCCTCTAATTCAGCTAAATCCTCAGCGCTTGCATTACCAAAACCAGCATCACCGCTTGAGCCATTATTGCCGCCTTTAACCGTGACTTTTGAATAACGCCCGGCATGCGATATTTGACCGCTGCGGGTCATAACATTTTCACCCAAAATTATTGAGCCTAAAGAGCGTTCCGCACCAATTTTTGAAAGTAGAACAGAATCAATACCGTCTGTAAATGGCTTAATTCTGCGGTATTTGCACAATCGCGCCATCACTTCCGCGACAGTTTCGCCAGGGGAAATATTAATCTCGGAAAGAGGTTCGCCAATGTCAATTTCATTGGTTTTAACACGCATATTAAATGGCTTTAAAATATCGTTTAAAGCCTCATCTAATTTCATATTTTTCTTAGAAAAAGAACCATCACTAAAAGAGGCTGAACAATCAACCAAATCACCTGTTGCGTCGCGGCCAATATATGTGAAGAAATGACCATTTGAATCACTCGGATTTAAAGTTTGGATTTGGGATTTGAATACCAGCTGATTATCAATTTCAACTGTTAATGTTTTGCCCGGTCTAAAGGATTTAATAATAGAATTATCCTGATCAAAAACCACAACTTCGATAGAGCCGCCAAGAGTAAGCATCGAGCGCGAAAACTTCACATCACTCGTAAGTTTATAAGGCTGACCGTCAACGCGGATTACAAAATCATGAGATTTTACAAATCTAGACATCGATTAAAACCTCCAGTTCGGTGGCTGGCAAGAAGCCCGGATGTTCAACCCCATTCCGTTTGGTGATATCATCCGCTTTCGCAAAAACATTTGCCGCGCTATCACCATATAAGCGATGTGCTAAGGCCAAAGCTGATCTATTCGTCTTATTGTTAATATTGATTGTTTCAGGTAAGCGTCCAATGCCTGTATTTATATCTGCATTCACATCAGCCATGAGAGTGCCGATCTGCAGATATGTATCGGACCAGCCCATTTCACCAGCTTCTCGGCGTACATCACTTAGAACCGCCAAAACATCATCTCGCACACCAAGTGCTTCTTGCTTACTCTCAAATTCAGCAAATGAGGTTGCTATAGCCGCTGCGCTCGCGCTTAAAGAGCGCATTAAAAGAGCGCTTGATTGAGTGTTCTTAGCCCTTAATGAATCAGAGCTAGCATCCGATATGTTAAGGAGGCTGGTATTATTGGGTGCGGCGGCTGCAGATAGGGCATGTGCAATTTCTAGTGCGCCTGTATTATCTATAGTGGCTGCTGCTGGACTTGCGACTGTATAGGAAACCTTATCTTCAAAGGATGTTATATTTTCAAAGAAATCACCTATAGTTTTAGTTAGTTCATAGGCGGAATTCATTGGAAGCTCAGGTGTAGAGATATTACGTAAGCTTGAAATGCCGCTTTGAATATTGTTTAAGAATCCTGAAATCTCAAGCGCTGCAGCGTTTAGCGCAAAGTCCGGTACTTGCGGGATAAAACTTGATTGAAACTCATTCATTGCCGCCGCATTCACATTAGAGGCTTGAAGCTGCACCTCGTATGAAGTTGATGAACCACCCTCATATGTGTGTTCATCTACGCGCTCAAATGTAATTGAATAAACAGCCGTTCCGACCTTCTTGTCAGTTGTCATCCGCCGCGCCTCTGTAACAACAGCGAGCATTTCACCCTCATGAGGCAGTATTAAACGACCTTCGCCTTTTACATTGAGCAAGCGTTCAAATTCTTCGAACATTTCTTGAAAATTAGCGCGTCCACCAATAGTGGCTTCAATGTTAAAAGAAGTCTCTTTTACCCCTACATCTTCGTATGTAAGAACCTTTCCGTTTATGGCTTTCTTTTTGCGAACATCATTGCCAAAACCCTTGGTCTCTGAGGATGTTGAAAATTCGAAGCCCCTAAAGGATGCTTTGTTCAATTTTTCTATAAAACTCATAACGCATTCCCCATCAAAACACCCTGATCAACTGCCGTTTCGAGACCGCGATTATTCATCGCCGCACTCACTCTTGTACGGCCTTCCGCATCTACTTTGACTTCAATCTTTCCTTTGAGCTCTTCGTTATCACCAGCAAACATACGCCCAATGTATCCGCCGCCAAAACTACCAAGTGCACCGCCAATTGCTGCGCCAATCGCTGTTCCAATCACTGGTACAACCGAACCAATCCCTGCACCTAATGCCATTCCTGCTAATGTTCCACCTGTTGAGCCAAGCGCCTCTCCCATCGCCCCATGTTCATTCGACAGCGCCGCCGATCCTATATCAGCTGCAATTAATCCAGCACCGAGGTAAGGCACTGCCTTCAATGCGCCTTTTCCGAATTTTGCAAAACGGCCAACCTTGCCAGCCTTAGATGCGATTTTTGAGAATTTATTAGCTTTACCAGCTCTTCTTGAGAACTCTTGTCCTAAGCCGCCAGCACCGCCCATGCCACCCATGCCCGGCCAGTTTGTTACAAATACAGGCTGAGCGCCCATACCGCCAGCAGCCACGCCGCCAAGCGCCCCGGCTATGCCGCCACCTTTACGACCTAATCTACTCTTTAGAAACTTATGCCCTTTAACACCAACAGCCGCGCCGCCTAGAATTGTAGCCGCGCCTAATCCATATCCAACAATATTGTCCATAGTGGATGGTTCAACAGATGCCACACCAGAAGCAGCAGCATTAAGAGGCGCTTGTAATGTATTATAGATGCCGTTTTGAAGGGCAGTAGTGACAACCCCTAATTTTGCAGCGGAGTCATTGGCGGCACGCGCAGAATCGTTAATAAGCGCCGAGCCATCAGAGGCCGCTTGCATAAAACCGTCAAGGCTTCCGAATGAACCTGTATTTTGATATTCAGCGCTCAGGATGTTCAAAGCACGCATGGCTTCACGGTCAAAGACCTCTGAGAGAACTGTAGTATTGCCGCCGCTCACCTTCATGATGTCTTTGACAATTTCATTGATAGCACGCATACGTTTGGGATCTTCAGGATCAACCAATTGAACTCCGGCACTTGATAGAATTTTTCTTTTCTTAGCATCACTGAGGGTAGCCAAAAGCGCCTCAAACGCCGTGGCACTCTGTTCAGCTGATCCAGTACCTTTTCGAATAACCTGAAGCATCGCGCCCATTTCACGCGCAGCATCTTTACCGACCCTTCCCATAGGAGCGTAAGCGGCAGTAATACGCTCACCTTGAGCGGCAAAATTTTGAAGTGTGAACGCGCCAGCTTTACCTTGGTTGGTGAGAAGATCTAGTGTTTCAAAGAGTTCTTCCGGCTTTTTGATATCAAACTTTTCAGAGAGATCCGCAATCATTGCACCGATATCACCGCCTTCTGCGCCAGTTGCTTGAATAGCAAGGCCGATATTTCTCAAATTCCCGCGTGCAAGCTCAAAGTCGCCCGTCTTTTCTATGATTTTATCCATAGCGTTTAGGAGCTGCGATGGATCAATACGGATATCTGCCTCTTGAGCTGTTTTTACGATTTCGCTTCTTAAGCCCTCTATCTCATCAGCTGTACGGTTTGCTTGAATGCCCAGTCTTGTTAGGCGCGTTTCAAGATCTGTTACATTTTTTATAGCCAGTGCGCCGCCTGCGCCGCCTATAAAAGCAGTGTATCGATTGCCTAATTTATCAATTCCATTATAGGCATGCTTAGATGCCCGGCGAATTGAATTCATTGCCCGTTCGCCGTTCTTAGACATGCGCGTCATGGATTGGTTGATACGATTGGTTTTACCAGAAAACCTATCGACCATCTCAAGCACCATGCTTACATTCATACGGCTCATTTTTATTCTTCTTTTTGGCTTATTAATTTAATAAGAGACAAATACCGCGAGAGCGGCATCTTCAGGACTTCGGAGTGATCTAGCCCAGCCTTGCTGGTGAGCAGGATGAGGCTAGAGTTTAGTTCATTCAGATGCCGCGCTATCTCGCCCCCGCGCACCGACCTCGGCAGCGGTTGCAGCATCCATAGCTTCATTATGATTTACCAGTGCTTCATAATCTTCAGGCTTTAAAGAACGAAGCCAAATAAGGTTTGCTTTGTCTTTATCACCATCAACACAGGCAATTGAGCGAAGTGTTAAGTTCCGTTCAAAAAGCATATGATCCATGACGTAAACTGGGTTTCCGGCAACAATCTCTAATTTTTTCGATACGTCCATAGCGTCAAAGATATCGCCTGTTGAGATTTCACGAACTTCAACTTCAGAATTATCAGAAAGCGTGATTTTCATGTTCTAAAACTCCTTATGCTTTTTTTGCTGGGTCGCCCATGAATGTGAGCGTTACTAGGTTGCCTGTTTCGAGTTCGCCAGTTTGAGCTGCAGACGGTACGACATAAACAGCGCCAGTATCGCTTTGAAATTGAATCTCGACATCAACAGTAGTTTGCTCTTTAATTAGATCTGTTTCCGCTGTCATCGGGATTTGCACTTCAACTTCGGACGCTATTGTTCGTTCTGAGCGGTGAGCTTTATGCCCAACCATTTCAACATCATTGACCGTTCCGCCGATCTTTAGCTTTGCGGCAACATCACAAATCTTATTTTCGCCGTTGACCTTTATGGTGGCCGATCCGTGTATTTGGTTCATTTTTAATCTCCTATAAAACGGGTTTTAAATGGGGTTTTAACTAGCCGCGAATATCCATCTTCGTTGCGATAATCATAAGGGGATCTGTCGGATCTATAGCCATGAGCATATTCACGCGGGTCGGATCTCCTTGATCAACCTCGGCTCGGATGTCTACAAGCTCAGAGACCCACCCTGCAGAAATCCAAAGCTGCGCTCTTGCTGTAGAGCTAGCCGCGATGGTTTTGGGCGTGACCAGCGTTGTTGATGCCGCAGCCGCCGCCTCGCTGGTTGTTAGAACACGCGCTTCCTCGCCAAAATAGAGCGTAGAAATGTAGGCATTATGGTCATAGCGTATAAAGCTAAGCTGCTTCACTTTAGTGATATCAAGAAACACATCATCCTCAATACCAGCGGCGTTCACCTGATACATGGTTACAAGGCGCTCGATGCTTACATTACCATCGGCGTTAACTTTCCAAGTTGTACAACCATTGTTAAGAAGAATTCTGGACTCAGCATCAGTACGGCGCGTCTTAGGCGGTTTAATACCTTTTAGAACAAGCCCTAAATATGGGCGCACCGGGTGTTGTTGTGACCAAAACGCTGTCCATGCGACAATAGCCGCCGCCCAAAGATATGCTGGTTGAGGAGCATCGGCTGGCACATCTATACAAGTCACAAACTCAGAGTTTTGAGCATTTGTGAAAGTATAGTTTTCGGCAAAAGTTCCGCGATGGGCTATAGATAGCGTTGCATCCATTTTCACATTAGGTGAAAAACGTCTCTCCAGCTCATCTTCCATGATTTTAAGATTTGAAGCGTCAGTATAAGGCATCAGAAATTCTGTGAACCATTCGCCTTCTATCGCGTCTAGAACGTCCGTAACATCCGGGTTAGTTGTTCCACCAGCAAGCTGCGTGATATTGATAGCGAACCCCTCTGGAAGTACTTCGCCGCGATAATAGTTCGTCACTATTTTGATTTCGTTCCCGGTCAATCCAGCATTCTTTGATGTGATATCAACTTGAGTATCATCACCGCCGTTTATTACAGCCGTTACAGGCAGATCATTTTCTTCATTAATAGCAGCCACAATTTTTGCTGCAGCCTCCGCAGCTGTATCCAAAGCAGAAACCCCAATTTGCAGTCCTTGACCTGCAATGTAGAGGAATAGAGTCCCTGATGCCGTTGCAGCATTTGTTACAACAATAGAACCCGAAGCAGTAGCGGATGCCGCCGCATCATCTTGTGCTATGGCGTGTACTTCAATTGTGTCTTGAATTCCCAGAATAATACCGCACATTAATGCAATCTGTGATCCTTGGCCAAAAAGTGCCTTTGCTTGGTCTTCATCGGCGATAATCTGTGTTGTGAGTTCATCTGCTGAACCAGTGGCGAGCTTCTGTCCTATTACTAGAATTCTAGTCGGATAATCATAAAGGCCAGTATTGGCGTTTATGAGTGAAAATTCTGCATAGCTGCCGGGCTTAATTTCTCGCGCTGAGATTTGGTTAAAATTGATCATTTTTATGCTCCTTAAATTGAGTTTAAAGCCTGTTCAAAGCCTTTATTTAGCTTTAGATTTCTGAGGTTTTTGAGCTGTTACGACAACATCGCCATCCTTAATGCGCCGTGAAAAATAACGGTCTTTATTAACCAGCTCACCATCCGATGCGAGTGGCTTATTACCATTTTGGGGATTAGGTACGATCAGCTTGTCAGCTGGTTTAACAAAAATTTGATATAGCTGTTTAGTCATTTGCATCTCCTGTTACATGCGAAGTGAGTTGAGCGTTTTCGTCATCAGGCAATCCATCAAGGCCAACCTCGCCAATTGGCGGAGTGTCCCAATTTGTATGAATCGCTTCTAATGGATTAGTTAAATCAACATCCGGGCTTATGAGCTTGACCGGAAATTCAATCTGGAAGGGCAGCATAAAGACCGCTAGTTTCCGATTACTCTCTTCATCAATCGATATCGGCTGAATAGACATGTTTTCTATTGCGCTACAGCCTTCAACATCCGGGAGATATCGAGTGAACATAGCGAGCATATCAATTGCTATTTGGTACGCGCCGACCTCTTTTCCATCGCCGTGGCGCGTAGCTTTTTCGTTTCGCTCATTTTGCACTGCAATGAAAATGGCAAAACGGGCGCGGCAAATCGTTTGGTTGTTAAGTGATCTTTGAGTTTCAAGCCGATCAAAGGCAAGCAAAAAGCTAGGGAAGTTTTTCAACTTTGCTCGGCTTGCCTTATGTCTCAGTTCTCCAGAATAGGTTTTTACTTGCCTAAAAGAATATCCTAAAGCGCCGCTTTCGCTGATGGCCTTAACTCTGGCAATGATATCATTTTCAATTGCTCCAATCATTGGACAAGCCCCTCCCAATGATCATTTATAATGTTGAAAAGCTCAGCTTCATTCTCGGCATTGAAGCCTAAGAACTGGCGCTGCGGAATTGTAACGCTATCGACAGTTACAAAGTGCGATCCAATTTTAAATTTGAGCTTGTTTCCTGACTTTGGCTTGATAACCCCGCCATCATTATGGATACGCGCATAAACAAGATTTGAACCGATCTCTAGCCGATCTGAATCGTTTACTTGTGTCATTGATTGGCGAAGAAACCCATCATCAGTTAAGGTCTGCCCACCTTCGGTTCTGGCACGATAACTCTTAGCCCAAGCATCCCCATCTGGATCTGTTTCATTTTCAAAACGCGCATCAATTTCTGTGAGCATATACTGACCATAGTCGTCAAGAATTGCCTCACGCGTATCGGGTGATGAAATCATTGACAAAGCTTTAAGCGCCTCATCCTGTCCTGTGATTTCCATTCTAATCATGGCTTAAAAACCTTTTAATGAATTGCGAGAGAAAAAACGTTCACTATCATCATAATCTACATTCGCCGCCGCCGATTTCGGCTCTTGCCCGCCTTGATCAAGCAGTGTTTTACCCTCGGCAATAGACCTTAGAAACTTAAGAGCATCTTCATAATCTTGACGCTCCGCATCTGTGTTTCCACGGCGGTTGAGTTTATAGAACGCAATGACGCAGCATATATTTTCGAGGGCGTCTGGCGTTGGATTGAGCGGCAATTTATACCGTCCTGAGACGTGAAGATTGATTTCTGCGGTCGCGTCTGCGAGCGCGGTGTTTAGAACATCATCATTAATCTGGTATGTGTACGGCTCTATATTGTCAGTGAGCTGAATAAGCTCATTTTCTTGGTAACGCTGTAGCATTTCAACTTTAGTGGCATACATTACACACGCTCCGAAATGTTAACTTCACCATTTTCAAAGAAGTAGATAGAGACTCTATCTTGTCCTTTGTGTAGCGGTAAAAATTCATAACGTCCTGCAGAAATTACATGACTTTGAGGTGTCGCAGCATCCATGCCTTCTGTCCCGAATTGGATTGAAATTTTTACATCGCTTTCAATTGAGATCACCTTTGTGTCCGCTTCAAAAATCACTTCTTTAACCTGCGCCTGATCGCCTGATATGTTATGTGCGAACTGATCGCCTTCACGTAAGGCTAGGATTTGTATAGCGTTTCCGTTTTCGTCTTCGGGTAAGAGTAGGTCAGACATTGTTATAAATTCCTTGGGTTTGAGAATGTCAGCCTCTCCTGACAGTCAAGCCTAGATCGGGGGGTCGGCTTTCGCCCCTTGCCTTACTATGAAGGCTGCTACGGTGGGTTATTTTTTGCCCTTAAGCTGCTTCTCAAGGTCTTTAATCTTGGCTAGAGCGTCCTTAAGCTCAGCTTCGATTTTTGCTTTATCTTCCGCCGTTTGCTTTTGTGCAGCGGCTAGATTCTCGTTATCCGCTTTTAGTGCTTTCAGTTCATTTTGAGCTGATTCAGACACTTTCGCGGATGCGCCTTCTGTTACGACAAGATTTGGCTCTGCTTTTAGAGCTTTCAGCTGCTCTTGAGAAAGATCATTTACATCGATGATGGTTGGCTTTTCTGATGAAAACGCATAACCTGCGCGGCGAAAACCATTTTTGTTTTTTGAATAAACTGTAATTTTTGACATTTTTTTATCCTTTAATTTGAGATTTTATAGAGGGTTTAAAGGCCGATTTAACGGCCTTTAAAATTAGCCAAACTCAGGAACTACTAGGAGTTCTACAGCGCCGCGATGGATGTTAGTCTCACCATTGGCATTACGTTCTTTTTCTAGAATTTCCTTTGCAGCCTCTTTATTTGACGGACCAACCACCAGAAGTGTTGGCTTCAGTCGCAATGAACGGCCATTATCACCTTTGAGTTTTTCCATTGCGGTACAGCGCTCTGAGAAATTAGCGGCAGTCAGTTCCTGACGTGAACCTTGAATGAGTTGCCACAATCCTGCGCCGACATTCATGCGCCCGTCTGTCCCGTATATGAATTGCTTGTTCATGAAAACATTTGGATCGTTTTCATTATCTAGCGCCACGAACTTAAACTCTTTGCGCATTTGGAAAATCACTGGCATGACTGGTTTTGAACCATCAATTACACACCAGAAATTACCCGCACCGCCGCCAGAGTTAGACACAGACACTTCTTTACCGTTCTCGTCCAAGACCGGGTGATCTGTATCAACTAGATTTTGACCATCGTAGCAAATGGTGCTGTCAGCGTTTTTAAGAAGACCAAAAACCAGTTCGTCTGGGAAGTTTGCGGCATCATCTGCCAAAAGTTCAACAGCTGGCGTGTATGTACCTAGATTATCATCTTCAACATCATCACGATCAACGCCAAACGTATCTTCGAAGGGTTTGTTTTTAATCGTGAAATCGTGCGTTTTTAGGTTTTGAATAACGCGCTCGCCAAGCCATTCACGCATTCTTGTTGTAGCGCCTAGCCACGCATAAACATTAGATGCTGTTGATGAGGTTGTTTTCATTGCAACTTTTTTCCATTGCGGATCTGCAGCAGAAAATCTTTTATCAAAAAGGGATATAAAATTCTTTTTGATTGCGCTTAAAGTTTTTGAATTAATAATCATAATTATCTCCTAATGTTAAAACTTGGTTGCGGAGGCGGGATTTGAACCCGCGACTTCTTGCGTATGAAGCAAGCGAGCTGGCCGCTGCTCTACTCCGCTAAAACTTATTTGAATTTTACCCAGACACCGCCAGCATCTACGTCAAAAATTTCACCAGCAACGGAGCGTGCGCCGCCGCCATCTGTTTTGGCTACGGTCTCGTCATCAACGATGTAGCAATCACTCCCGATATCGGCGCGAGTGATTTCATCAGCTGCTGCGCTGTTGTCGTAACGAGAACATTCGTAATCAACGCGGCACTTAAGATCACCAGCTGCGCCCCCAGTATTATCGGCAGCTTCAGTAGCGCGCCCCGGCTTTTTAAGAGTGTTTACGGCACTGCCCGGAACGAGATTACCCGCTGCATCCAGAGCGACCAGAGCGCCTTGGTGAACTTCAACATTTGCCGCCAAAGGTACATGGTTGTATTGAGTACCTTTGGATGGTGTGTTTCTTGGTTTTGTAAGCATAAAAGTCTCCTAATATTTTTATGAGAGTGTTAAAAAAGAGGGCTATCAATCCTTAAGATCTTCGGCATCAAGTCCAAGTTGAGCTGCAACTTCCAGATCTTCCTTAGAATGCTGTGCTTGTCCCTGTCCTTGATCTCCAGCGAGTTCTTCCTCACCTGCGAGTGAAGGTGCGTTCTTGATGAAGTCTTCGAAAGATTGAGGGTTAGATGATGCCAGCTCTGTTGCCCATGCTTTTTGAGCTGGTGTGATTTTACCGTCTTTCATAGCGCTTTCGACCAGCTCTACAGCTTTTGATTTTTCAGTCGTGGCTTTGAGAGTTTTATGCTCAGATGCTAACTCCTCGTATGTTTGGCGAGGTACAAAATCTTCGGCTTTAAAATTATCGGCTTTAGCCATTTTAGAAGTGGCTGTTTCAATAACCTCTGCGTTTGCTGCATTTTCTGCCGCGCCTAGAGCTTTTCTGAAGCTCGCGATGTCAGTTTGAGCTTGCTCCGCATTATCTAAATGCTTAGATGCAGCAGCGATAACTTCTTCTTCGCTAGATTTTTCTGGGTCGAGACCAAGCTTTTTTGCAAGTGCAATAATGTAATCTTTCATTGTAACGTCCTTTTGGTTTGGTTGAACTTTTTCAGAGGCGAGGGCTTGCATGCCTCGGAAATTTGGAGTGTTTGTTATTGTGCCGCCGCGAATAGCTAGAACCTCACGGCTTTCCTTATCCACCACAAAGGTGGCGGAAAAATATCTGTACTCTTTTGATTTGATTTCTTTAGAAGCGGTCTCTGTCCAGTTCACTTCACCCCAGACAGAGCCATCTTCTCTAATTTGATAGTCTTTAAACCAACCCGCTGCTTTAACTGGCGTGCCGGGCGCGGCCAGCTCACGGGCATGATCTCTACAGACCATTGCATATTCAAGATGGCTTTTAGCCTTTGATCTTTCGATTACTGCTAGTGGCTCGGAAAGTCTATATGGACCACGTCCATCATTACCGTACCATTCTTTTTCCCCCGGAAAGATCTGAACCCACGAGTCATTACCCTTAAGTTCTGAGGCCACTGTAATCACTACATTGTCCGTCTCCACCAATAAATTTTGATCTACTTTCTTAGTCATGATGAGATCATAGGAAAGTTAGATAGACGGATGCAGTCTAGTCGGTGCTAGGGGTAAATCTGATGATATTCGGGGAGTGCCTATGCGTTATCTGTTTTAAACCGCGTTTAAATTTGCACAGGTGCGTTTAAATTGACTTTGTTCATCATAATACGTACGAAGAAGCATTGAAAGTTTTTTATCGCCCTCAGCGGCGCTTAAAATCAAAAATATAAATTGATTAAATTTAATCAATCCATATATAATTAGTTAAGTGGTTGGCGAGCGGCTACAAGCGCGACAGACCTAACCTCATACACGCCCGGCATAAGTGGTAGCACTTCGGGCGTTTTTTATTATCTACTCCCCAAAGATTGATGGTGGCGGCTCATCAGCATCACAGTACCAAGGTCTAACCTTAAATTCCTTACAATGCGCGTCCAGTGGTATAGGCTTTTCAAGATAGAGAGCGGTGATTGGTGGACTTTTACTTTTATCGATAATTCTAAGAGTTTCAGGAATCTGCGCTGCTAAGCTTTTTATAGTAGCAATATCGTAACGAAGCTTTGCTGTTTCTATATTCACCGCACCCACATCATCAATTTCCTCAAAAACCGAAATGCCTACACCCATGCCCATAGTATCGCAGCGTACCGTCTTATGTTCATTAAGCATTCTGCATGCGTCATAAAACTGATGGAGTGGAAGATCTTTATTTCTAAATATCCATCCATCATCTGCAAGAACGGGGGTTGTGAAAAGGAATGTAAATAGGCTTAAAGCCACATTTAAACGGCGCATAAAAACTCCTAGATTTATTGAATGGTTGTACCTTATCGATTTTCTCGCCTGTACACAAGTGCGCCTGCACGCTGCTTAAGTAGATATTCTATCTTATCAGGCTTAAAGGTCGTGACGCCGCTCCATCCATTTTCGGATGTATCAAACAACACAAAGCCATTCACTGGTTCTCCATCAACCTCAAAGCGCGCTAAATATTTTTTCCGTAGAGTCATTCTGCCTTTAGGATACTCTTCCCAAACGTGCCAAATTTCATCAGGGTCTTTTATAGTTTTAGCCAACAGCCCTAAATACTGGTGGCGCATGTCCCGCATGATTTTTAAATTGCCACTAGACGTCTTGAAAAGATCAGCAGAGATCATAGTCGGCTCTCCGATCTTATCTATAAACACCGTATCTTTTGCGTCCTTATCAAATTCGCGCATAAATTTGTTGAGGTATTGACGCTCCTGCAGACCATCAACATAAAGGGCATTTTTAGCCAGCTTACGCGGCGGTGGCATCTCCACCTTCGGCGGTGCGCCATGATACGGGATATCAAGCGGCCTATTAACTGGCGGCGGAACAAGGGCTTTTAGACGCGCCTTCCCAACATTAAAATCAAAGCCGGGCGAAATGCCAACAGGGACTTTTGTAATTTCACCCGTGGTTTTATTGGTGAAGTTTTTTGTGTCTCGCGGGATCTTAGTCTCCGCCGTAATTTTCAAACCGCGTCGATCAAGGTCGCGCTTGCTCAGCTGCTGTATCACACAGCGGCAACCCCAGCCGTTAGGTGGATAGTGTTTAGACCAAAAGGGATGATCTACAGGCAAAATAATATTATGCCAGCGTTTATGTTGTTCGCGGGTGCGCTCATCCTGAACGGCAACATAACGCAAATATGGACGCGTTCGCTTAGTTCTTTCTATTCGCTGCCAAGATCCAGCCGCATATGCAGATCTGATGTTTGTATGATAGATCGTTTTTAATCGGCGCGGTGAGCCGAGTTGAACAAGCTTTTTCTCGCCTGTCTGTGGGTCTAAGACAACCTTTCTTCCCCACCAGCCTTTATCCGCCAAAGTTGGCTCTAAATTTTCTCTGAACTGCTTGAAGGTCTGGCCGGACGCAATAGCCTCATCCATTGCCGTTCTGATGTCCTGCAGAATATCAGCACGCATGGCTTTGGCAACTGTGAATGAATATGCGTGTTCTTCATGCCAAAGCTCCTGCCATGAAAAGCTTGTCTTGTAGCCTTTCTTTCTAAAAAAATCGATAGCCTCTTTCGGCGGCTTAATGGGCAGGGCATCACTCATCGATTTTGATTCCGATATAGATCACATCCATGTGAAGCTTTTCTTCACCGAAGCAATCAATGAAAGCGTCTTTCTCGTCTGCTAGTAGTTCATCTGCAGGAAAGACATCGACAGATATTATTTCACCATTAAGGCGTTCATAATTCCCGTATCCTTTCGATAAAATAACCTTGCGCCCAGGATAACAATTATTTCGATTCCATCTTTTTGAGACCAGGCGAATTTCATGGGTTTTATATCCGGTTTTAAATTGCTCCAGATACAGGGTTTTAAGGGGTATAAATAAGGGTTTTAAATCAGTTCGCATTACATGTCCTTAACTTCGTGAAAGAGCGTTGGAAATCTAGCTTCTATCCGATCCATTTCTTTATTAGCTCGGAACATCAAAAACACGAGCCTTTCAAAATCGGATGTGTTGCCTCCTACAAAAAGTTCGCCGCTTTCCATGTGCCCAATGACAATGCACTCAGAAAGCTCTAAAGCTTTAACCTCTTCCAGATATTCAGCTGTAGGTTGGTCATGAACAAATTCTCCATAAAGCGGTATGACATTATTTTCATTCATATCTTTGAACCCTTCTTCTTGGCAGCAATCCAACCATCCAGTTTGCTGTAACAATATTGATAAAACTCAACGAAATAGAAGACAGAGATCATAAATATGACCGTGACTCCGTAAACAATGATACATGCTCCTATTGCCCCAAATAGGTAAGAGAACAGCCAGAACATGAAGTAAAAAGCGTCCCAAAATGATTGAATTAAGTTTTCCATGGCAAACTCCTAAATGATGTGCCAAACAAGCAAGATTGCGATCATGGTCATCCCAAAAAGAAGATTGTGAGACAGTTTTCGTTCAGAATTTAAACGAATGATTTCTTTCCTTAGATATTCATTCATGCTTTGTTCATCTTTGTATTTCCGATAGAAATTTTCATTTTTTGATTTGCTCATTTAAGCCTCCATCCTGTTATTCGTTTAATTGCTTTATTTCTCCGTTCCTCAATCTCTGCAGTAGTTGGCGGGTTGGCGGTCACTGGAGGAAATAAGCGATAAAAAATACTTTTAATCATCCTTTATCTCTTTCCTTCATTTGTTCTTTTTTATATTGAGCCATAGACACCACCCGCCGCGCTTCTATGGTTGGAATTTCTCGAGTACTAAAAGCCTTGTCACGTGCTTCACCCACAGAGCTGAAGCGCAAAACCTCTTCACGGCCAGATACATATTTCAAAATCAAAACGCTTTCGGTTCGCATTACAACCCCTCCAGCTTAGGCTTTTCAAAGCCGTAACCAGTCGAGTAAGCAGGTGGGCATATTGTTATGCCTTTACCGTTTTTAAACGCCTTTTTAAGGCGCTTTATTCTAGCTTCACGTGCTTCTCTACTGGCTTTTGTTAATCGGTTACGGTTGGACACTTGTTAGTCCCTCACATCGAGTTGGCCAGCAAGGTTTGCTGAAAAAAGAGCTTGAGCTATTTTCTCAGCTGGCTGACCAAGGTCTAGCTCGGAGGCGACTTCCAGTAATTTTTGAGAGAACTCTTCAAAACTTGAGGCTTCATTAGCTGCTTGTTCTATAATTTGTTTATAAGGGTTGACGATCTCTTCCCAATCGCTCGCAGCTGTTTCTGAAAGCACTTCAAGCGAGTCTTTTGGATTATTTTCTGAGGCTGTAATTAATTCCGATGCTGTTTCTTGCTCCGGCTGATTGCTCAAAACTAGTTTATCGTCTTCAGATTCAGGCTCTCTAAAGTTTGTTTTCTCGCGAATATCTTTAATCGAAAGCGGAACGCCAATTGAATGTGCTTCTTTTGCCGCCTTCATGATTTTTTCGATATCGTGATTTTCAGGTCGGCCAATTCTTATCCTCGGGTATTTTTTCTGCGCTCCGAAATTAAGATCAATAATGGGTTTAACAAGCTGCTGGTTAAGCGAGGCGGAAAGCTGCTTTGAATCCGATCTTTCAATGTCATGTTTTACTTCATTATGAACTTCCGCTTGAGATCTGGATGATCCGCTATCAGTAGTCATTGTTTGACCCAAAACAGCTTTAGAGATTTGCTCATCACAATAACGAGCAAGCTTTTCAAAAACTTCACTTGTCTTTGATTTATCACCAGCCTCGATAAATTCTATTTGCATACTTTCAGGAATAATCGCGGCTGCGTCTGATCCTATGTTAGCAACTGCCCGCATGAGTACACGGCGATCCTCTTCAGAAGATCCTGTCCCATATTTTCCAACCCTGATAGGCTGGCCATAGGTTTCTGCAAAGATCACCCAATCTTTTATAGAAAAGTTTTTAAACAGCCACATCCACAAAACTGGGCGAATAACACCGCCTCGTATTGGCAATCCTGACTTAGCTTTATGAATGTGGGTAATATATTTGTAAGGTGTTAATGGCTTTGATCCTTCTGCAGTTTTTAGAAAAACCTGCTCTCCTGTAGCTTGATCAAAATGGAAAAAGCGTGGATCACGCCATTTAAGCATATGCGGTGTCCATTGCTTCTCGGATGTATCCCAAATAATCTCAGTACAAGAGAAGCCTTTTCCAATGGCGTCTAGAATGTCTATAAGCTCATTTTCGAGCGCGTCTCTATCTAGCCAGTCTTCAACGAACTTGGCATGACGCATAGATTCTTTATCATCGGATGCTGGCTCAACAGTAATATCCAGCTGCGCAACCTGTCTTTTTCGAGTGCCTAAAACAGAATGGTAGTGACTTTCTTTTTCCTCAACTTGCTCGGCCAGTGTTAAATACGCTTCGCTGTTTCCAGAGTCTGCACTCCTTATCAGATTAGCAAGAAAATCTGGTGTAACACCGAGCGCCACATCTTCACTAAATATGGAACGCACGCCGCTCATTTCTGGCGATGCCTCTTCTTTGGTTAAAAGTGATTTTTTGAGTGGGTTTCCATTGAGGTCCAATATCTGCGTCATTAGAATGCGCCTCCATTATTTCCAAAGTTTCTTGAGAGTTTGATGCCGTAATCATCCTCAGTATCCGAGGCCATACTGAGTTTATCGGCGTTTATGTGAGGGGACTTTAGTGATAATGAATCATAGGCATATTCAGTGATCTCTTGCTGAGTAGCCCAATAAGCACCAGCAAATGCAATAAGCGAATCGCCGTGGCGTTGTTTTCCATCTGAGCCTTTTGAGCGTGGAATTTGTGGTATTCCGGCAATGACCTGCGCGGTGCGATGGTCTTGTAAAACATCAGCATCTTTAGGAATTGCGATGTTTTGATCTTGAAACGCCGCTTTATATGTCGGTAGGGCTTCTTCATACCAAGATGCATTGATTTTTACAGCGTGAATTCGGTGTTCGCCATATCGCTCTTGCATTGCTTCGGCCACCTGAGCGCCATTACCAGTGGCATCCATCATGCCAGACGAGAAACGCGGGAGGCGATCAGTAATGTAAAAGTATATTTGCTCTTGCTGTTTGAATGGAATATTTCGCAGCTCAACAGAGAATAGAATCTTCCGGCGTGTGTTTTGCTCAATACAAATAGGAGCAAAGATTGTGAGGTCTCCGTTACGGGCAAAGTCCTGACCAAAGCCGTGTACTAATTTAGGATTGAGATTATCGAGGTAGGGCTTTAAATTCTCCTCGCACCAATCTTGGATTAATCGCTCTTTTTCATGAGCTGGTTTTTTAAAGAAATCATCTTTAAGCTCATATCTAATAACTGGAACATCCACCATGCAGGGTTCTATCAATGCAGAAGGAAGATAAACACCTCCTGACTTTCTAGGGATTACGTCCAGTTCTTCATCCGCTCCCTCGCCGTAGAATTCATAGATGTCATTAATAAAAGTTTGCTTACCTTCTTCAGTCGGTTCTTCACCTTTAACAAGGCAAATTCTTTCATACAAACCATCATTAATTGCGTCCTGAAATGTTATGGTCACAAGCTTGTGTTTTTTAAAGCCTTTCCGCTTTTCTTTTATGGCTTGAATTTGTTGGTTGAAAACATTATCCACCCCATCGTGAGTACTCACGACCAAAACTTTACCGCCCCACATCAGGAGGGCGTATGCTGCTTTTAGAACCTCTTCGAGATTATCATGAAAAGCCGCTTCATCAATGATCACGTAACCTTGCATACCTCTTAGAGAGCGTGGGCTAGATGGTAGGGCGATGATTTCAAAACCCGATGCAAATCGTATTCTAAAGGCTTTGATTTCCTTGGTGTCACCGTGTTCATCCGTATCTTCAAACACCATATCTTCGACCTCTTCACATGCTTGGTCAAAGATCTTAGCCCAATCCGCACATATATTGATGAACTCGCGAGCCATTTCGAGATTATAGCCCATGTAAAATACGGACATTCCATTGGCATTTCTAGCGGCGGCGGCGGTTATCACGGCATCTGCGCCTACACCCCAAGTGATACCAATTCGCCGGGACTTCTCGACAAATATAACCAAGTTAACGGCAGTCGTGGCCATTAAGTCTGCCTGATATTTTATAAATATATCTGGTAAGGCACTCTTAACTTGCTCAGGCAGATTAGCCGGGCGATCTTTAGTGGCTATATCAGTCATCTAATTTGACTCCTAGGAATTTCTCCTTGAGTTCTTTAACCATGTCAGCTGACAAGCCTTTTTCTTTGACCGTTGTTTCCACTATTTCAGTTGCTTCTTTTAAAGCTTCTTTGCGGACTTCTTCACGGATCTTAAGTTCGCGGTCAGCGTCTAGTTTTTGGGCTTTGGATAGTTTTTCTAATGAGGACGCTAATTGCATCGCTTCCTTTGCATCAAGAGTAACTTCGTTTTCACCATCTCCCATCATGATTTTAAATAATGAGCCTTGGAGGAGCTGAGCATTCATGCGAGCAATTTCACCGCTTGACTGATCTTCTAAGCGCGATCCCATAGCCGCCGCGAACTGATGAATTTCTTTGTATCGACCAATGACTTCAGATAGTTTTTTAGTATAACGGCCTACGGATGATTTAGAGACATCGTAATCCAATTCTCTGAGTTTTTCCGTGATCGAATTAATGCTCTTCCCATTTCTCAAAAGCTCCTGAATAAGCTCTTTTATTTCATCTGGAAACGTACTAATTTTTGAACGAGGCGGCATTTTAAAACCCTTTTAATCCTATAGTGAAGGCAATTTGATGCCGTTGACTTTTTCTTTTCCTTCTGCGGCGTATTTGCCGCGCCGCGTAAGAGTTGCCACAATAGTTACATCCTGAAACCACTCAGTAGTTATGCACCCGGCATTAGATAAGAAATCGATATCCTCACGCACAACCTTGCGCGTAACGATATGCCCAATTGTAGTTAAGGCTGTTTCTAAGACTGATTCATTTGCTGAATGGGCAGGTGCTTCCGATAGAAAGCGAAGGATAACCAGTCTGCGGTCTTCAGCTAAAATTTTCTCGTAGCTCATTTGCTGCTCCGTATGTATTGATCAATAAGAGTGAGTTGCTTTTCTGCACGTTGCAGCAGACTTTCCAGTCCTTCGATAGTTTCATCAACCCGTTTTAATTCGCCGCCGAGGTTACACATATGAAGTTTCAGATCATGAAACTCCTTTACTGTCGGAAGATCCTTCAGTCCTTGCTCAACATTCAAGATCCGTTTATCAAATTCATGGAGCTGATTTTGTACGATATCTTTGTTTTGCTCGAAATTATCGATCAGTGTTTTAGGGGCAAATTTAGTTTGCAAGTAAAGGATACTAATGCCAATTACAACCGACCCTAAAAGATTAATCGCCATTCCGTGTTTGTTTAAAAACAGTAATAGATCTACCATAGTTATTCCTTACATTCAGGGTCTATAGGGTCTTCTGAACACAGGCAGTCATATCGTGCCATGCCTTCAAGTGTCAGGTCTTTAAAAGGATCTGTGACCAAGCAGTAATCATTTATCACCGTAGCGCTGGCGCAGCCGTTTAAGCTGATCAGGGTTGAGACGATTAAAACTGCCTTTGCTTTTCCTGATGTTTTTGAAAGTCTGTTCATGGCTTTTAATTTTCTCTTGATTTTGACCACTTTTAAAAGCTCGCCGCCTTATAAGGATTGATAAAATGAATCCTAGAGAGAGAGCGGCAAAGACGGCGAGCATCGTGTACATTAATACCCCATTAAGCCTTGTTTAAACGTGCTCTAATTAGGTTTTCTAATTTTGTTTCATCAAATTGGAAATGCTCGAGAGCATCCGGCACCGAGGCGTTTAGGTAGCCAATAGCACCTCTTACTATGTCATTTTCGATTTCAAGTTGAGAACGATCTTTTGTGGTTTGTTGTGCGAGAGTTTGGCCATAACCTATGGCGTTATCTAAAGCGCGATAGAAATATTCTCTTGTACTATCATCGATTTTGATGCTTAGAGTTGCTTCTACGTAACTTAAAACCCGCTCAGCTATGAAGCTGGCCACCACGCTAATAAAAATAAAAACAATACCTGTTACGAAATCTACGATGTTACCGATATCAGTCGGGATTAATTCCGTATCGTTCGCATATGCAGGAGCGCATGCCGATAACGATAAAATGAGTGTGGACGCGAAGAGGGTGAGTAGCATATTTTTCATGATGATCTCCTTTTAAAAATAAGCTCTATTAAGCCAGCCATTCAGATATTTTTTTGAACGGGGGCGAATGTTAACGAGAAGACGGAAAAAGCCAGCGGCCTCTGATCTGAGGGCGGCAATAAGTTCTGATTTTTCACATGACTGAACGGCTTTGAGAGTTTGAGACCCAATTATTCCGTCATCAGCAATTTGAGGATGGTTTGCACTACGGACTGCGCGTTGGAGCAGTTTGTGCGCTTGTCTAGCGCCCATGACAACCGCAAGGTCAAATGTTTTAATAGCTATAATCTCTGGAAGCTCTTCATAACCGTATAAATCCCAATAATGGATTTTGTAGAGCCTTTTAGCATCATCCATATCGAGAGCTTTAATATCTTCAATGTCGATATCACCGTCTCCGTCTATATCGAAATCAAGAATCCCATCAAGATCAAGATCGCCAGCATTTTGTGCTGCCCTCAAAGACCACCCATATTTTGTAGCGCCGCCGGGATCGTCTTTATCATTTGAATAATATCCTTCGTGCTTAAAAACTACATCTATAGCTTTTAAAAAGAGTGCAGAACCACGTTGGTAAGGCGTGGTTTCTGCGGTATGGTTTGAATTAAGGAATATATTATTCATGCTGATATTAAGCATGAATTCTTAAAACTCTATCAGCCTGTTTGCTGCTAGGGGGATTTAGAAAAGTGGGATTTGACGTTCGTCTACAAGCTCAGCTCGGACGCGGTGTACGTGGGATATGCTACAGCCTACTTCTCTAGCAATTTCAGAAGCGGATTTACCAATCTCATTCAATTGTTTTATCTTCTCGCGCTTGCCGATTTTTAGGGGGACAGTAAATTCCATCCCTCCATAAATCTGCGCTATTTTTTGAGCATTGTCTAGGCCAACGCTTATTGAGAGTGGTGATTGCTTGCCGGGGTTTTGTGGTATGTAAATCGGAACGCCACCGAAATCAACGCTTAGCTGTTTGGCGGAAGCCTCGCCAACTAGAAGAGCAATTGATTTGAGAGAAGGGTTCTCGCTTAGTCTATCGAGGATATTTTCATCATCTTTCATGATTTTAAATTCCTAATTTTTGATCCCAGCTTTTCTGATATTTGACGCAGATCTGTGATAGCCATATTTTGCATCAGGCTATCACCATAGAATCCGTTCTGATTCAGCCACGTGTAAATACAGTCAATATTTAAGATCCCGACCTGAGCATTGATGAGACTTATGGCCTCGGCGTGGCCTTGATTTCCAAAAAAAGCATAATCCTCAGCTTTAGGGTGGTAATAGCCGAGCCGCTTAAGCCAGCCTCGTAAGCCATTAATGACCTTATTAGACTCTTTAGGGGTAAGCCATTCGAGTCTTTCTACAGATGACATTCTCTTAGCATAGGCACAGAGCTTAGTTTCTGCAGGGTCGTCAATTGCGCCCAAGTGATACAAATTCAACCAGAGAGCGCGTATCTTTTTGGACTGCTCATCATCGGCCATTTTTTTAGTACCAGCACGCTTTGGTGTCGACTTTGCTTTAGGCTTAAATCCAGCTCTTTTCATCGCTTTCAAAGCTAAATCTAGCTCATCCAAAGTCATGTCTTTACAGCTATCCTTATCTGTCGCGCCATAGAGGATGGCGCGATAATTGTCATCACATAAACCAAGCTGTTTCTTTGCTATGTGGACTTTTGCGATAATCTGCTTCCTAGATTTTTGAGAAGATACTCCCATATTTTTACACCTTTGCTATATCTAGAGTTATGGCCTCGAACTTGTGATCCGGTGACTTTCTCTGATAAAAACGAATGTAAGACTTCGTTTTGGAAACCTTGATACTATTCGTTATCGCTTCCATAGCTCTCAACCATGCAGAATCTTGGATGTTTAAACGGCGAAGCCCAAGGATAGCTTGAGTATTAAGCTTATTGTTTTTATCCACCCGAAAAGCCTGATTAACCATAGCTTTTAAGTTTTCATTAGCTTCTGATGACCATTCATGTATACATTGATCAATGAGCTGTTTGGCTATTTGAAGTTCAGCTCCGAATTCAATGTAGTCTTGAACAGATATATTAATGCGCTTCAAACCATCGTATGATGTAAAGCTCATATTACCTCTTCGACCGCCCTTGGACACGCCATACTTTTCGCCAAGAATATCAACTAAAGAGTTAAGATTTTCGAACGCAGTCTCCTTAAACGTCTTTATTTCATTTTCTCTTTGAAGAGCATCTTCAATTATTTCAAGTACCAGATCATTCTCCAGTTTATGCTCAGGCTTTACTTTCGAAACTGGGACAAGGTGTCCCTCACCGTTAGTCATAAATTCATTCTTATTCATTGTGCATCTCCTTATTTGCGGTATTTTGTGTTGGGAAAAAGGCAATATTGGTAAGATCATCAATATGCATTGGTTCTGAAGGTACTGATTGTTTTTCAAGTTCCGTGACCTGCATTTCGAATGAATCTAGATGGTCTATTAAGTAGCCTGAACTTCTTTTATCCAGAAAAAGCTGTCCGCCGCGTTGATTAGCAATTTTAATCAATTGAAGCTTAAGGTTTTCAATGTCTTGAGAAATCATGATTGCTCCTTTCGTCTGGTGTTAAAGGGACATTTGCTACAGGCTTTAAAGAGCTTTACGCGAATTGAGCTAGCAGATGAAAACTCCCTAGAACTATGCTCTGAACATGAATTAGGAGTAATTTCACCTAGAACAGGGCAATTAATAACGTTGGTTGTGAGCTTACGTTTTACCGCTTGCTCAACTGCGGTAATATCCCCCGGATAGCGGCCATTTAGAACTTGGCTAATAACGGTGGTGCTATATCCTATTTTTGCTGAAACAGCCCTTTGAGATGATTTACTCACAGCTTCTTGAAGTACATCTATAAAGTTCATGACAAGTACCCTTCCTTTTCCCAGATCTTCTGATTGGTATTAGGGTCAAAAAGCGTTCTCGTGATTTTTATCGTAGGTGCTTTCGGACCAGTATTTTTACTAGAAAGAAAACGAAAGGCGTTTTTTTTCCTAGGGCAGTTCTTAATGTATCCAGCCATCTTTAAGGCCGTGATGTATCTTGCCGCTAAATTTATGCTTATCTTAACCTCATCCGTAGAGGCTAAAATCGCTAATTCTTTGGCTGTAAATGCTGACCCTTTGTTCATTTTGATTGTTCGCCACATATGATCAAAAGAAAGAGACTGGCGACATGTCTCGCCTGTACACTGAAGCTTAGGAGCTTCATCTTGTGTTTTAGTTAACACATAAAGTTTCTTGCGCTTAAAGGTCTCACCTGTTTGAGCGATAAAACCTGCTTTAAGCAATTTTTTGAAATATTCACGGATAACAATTCGGTCTTGCCTAGTATTGTCCTCAATGTCTTTCATTGAGAATGCCTTCTGAGTATTTTTTATAGCATTCCAAATTATGATCTCTGAGGAATATCCCTTTGGTTTTGTCTCAAGCTTACCCATTATGATGCCCTCCGCGCAGGTGCTTTACCTGTGAAGAATGTCAAATCTTTAACATCAGAAAGACTGATTTTATTAATGCCTAAGATGTTGGCGTGCTCAGAGATTTGCTCGAAGTTATTAACTATTCGGCTTGTACATCCTCTATTAATTTCCAACAGATGGGTTAATAAGTCTTCTGAAACTTCAAGCTTAGGATAGTATAGCCTCCGTAGATGATCGGTGTCTTGAAGATCAGCTGGTTGAGCTTGAACCCAACTAAATACACGATTATGAAATCGTTCGAAGGATTCCAGTTTGCTGGGCATCAGTTCCTCGCCGATAATAATGATCGGTGCATCCGATTTGTCGTGAATTTCACGTACTAAATCGACATAATTTTTCTTAATAATAAAATCAAATTCATCAATAATCAGTGGGCGTCCTGACACGGCTAAGTTTTCTACTATAGCAGCTGTTTTTTTAGCTATAGTTCCCATTACAGGTAATCCTAACTCCGTACATAGAGCGTCTAAAAACGCTCCTTGAGACCAGCTTAGACCCGCCTCAATGTAATGTGCTTGGATTTTATTTGCAGCGAAGATTGCCGCAGTTGTTTTACCGTACCCTGAAAACCCAGTGAATGCTGCCAAGGCTGACAGGTGGGATGGGCGGTTTATTACTCGGTCAGCGAGTTCGTTAAAGATCAGAACGTTCTTTAACGGTGCGGTGGTTTTATGGTTCATTTCTTTCTCCTTTTTCAAACCATGATGATCCAAAATCTTCCATCATCGATTTCTGTGCTCGATATTCTGGAAGCGTTTTGTAGCCCTCTAGCCACTGATGATCTTCGGAACTTATGCGGGTGTTATTTTTTACCCGTTCTTCTAAATTTAAAGCGCGTTTAAATCGGCCTTCCCTAGTGTCCAAAGCGTTAATTACAATCGGTTTAGGTTGTGACAATTCAGCCACAAGCTTTTGATGTTCGTTTTTTTGTCTGTCTGTCAGTCGTGTTTCTATTTTTGTCTCTGGCGTGCTGGTGGCTATACCTGCCTCTTCAAGAGCTTTTGACGTATGTTTCTCTTTTGGTTTTGGGAAATGGGCTACGTTATCGGATTCTTCGATATGATGACGTAAATAGTCATCAATCATGTTTTCTGGCTTTATGCTGCGAGCAAGGCGTTTAATCTCTTTTGTTTTTTCTTTGATATCAGCCTTTTTCTTTTCTTTAGCCATTGCTGACACTTGATTTCTATCAATACCTCGGCGCTCAGGGTCAAAAGCTTCACATATGAAATTTTCTTCTTGATCAAAAACATATATAAGCCCCATATCTGAAGGGTCGTGCCGCACAAAAACTTGCTTTCCTATATGTAAGGCTAGTTCTGGAGCAATGAACGAACCGCGTTCCACACGTATCCCTTTTTTGCTTACAGTTCTCCAACCTTCGCCACTTGCAATTGGCGCTAGTAATAAGTCCAGTGCGCGTTCATTGGATATAGATTTGATAGCCCCTTGCCATTGATTAGCCTTATCACATGGGCTTGTACCGAGGGCGCTGTGAGTTGTTCTCTCGTATTTATGGGACGCCCAATCATCAAGATGAGATTGAAGCTGCTCTGAAGACATCTGGATTGCGAAAGCATCTTTATCTTTTTCGCCAAGTCTAATGCTAAATGCTTTGCTAGCTTCTATTTTTTTACGGTCAGCTACGCTGTGTCCTACAAATCCTGGCAAAACAGGCATTACATCTCGTTGTAATGTTCCTATCACACGTTCTACAAATGGTTTTTGCTCTGGAGAAAATGGGCTACAAGTCTCTTGCTCTATACCCAATGCAATCAAAGCCGTTTGGAAACGTTTCGAAATAAAATCGGCACCATTGTCTGTCTTAATAACTTCTGGAACACCCCATTCCATAATGGCTTTCCTAATAATAAGAAGAGAAGCTTCGGTGCATGGCGTTTTGCTCACCATAAACATGCTTCGCCTAGAATAAACATCTACAATCGCATAAAGATTGTATCGTCCATCAGTACACAAAGCGTCTACAGGAGAGGCATCTATTTCCCATCGTTGGTTAAGCCTTGTAACTCCAGCGTCAGCTTTACCAAAACTAACCTGATGTTTGTTTTTAAAACCGTCTGGATTAGTTAATTTTAATAAAACATCTTCATTTTCGTTTTTCCATTTAGCTATATGCCGCTTAAATGTACTTATTTCGGGAAGTGGCTTAAGCTCGTTGGTACCAGTTTTAGAGTTGAAAACATTAAGCTCTTGACCAAAACGGCTACGAATAAAATCACGTACATGTCCTGACGTAAGGTGTGGCTTAGATGTTATTAAAGCCGCAATATATTCCGCAACTTCACCATTCTCTGCACGATCCAAAACCCCTGTGCCCTTTCGATTTCCATACTTGGAGGTCAGGTTTTTAAATGAAGCATCACTATTCCTCTTCTGCCGCCATAATCTTAGCGTTGGAATGCTGAACTCTGGGTATATTTCAGCTACCCAATTAGGAACAAAAGTAGAGTTTTTATCAGCTGCTTGTGCTTTATAGAATTTTAAGAACGGTTGTTCCGCAGCTAATATTTTCAAGCCCGAAGAGGCTCTAAATTTATCAAATAAACCGACAATAATAATTTTGGCATTACGCCTGTCATCATTAGTAAATTTTTGTTTTTCTTTTTGTGTCTCAATTGCAGTTGAAAACATAGAAAGTTTATTGATTGCTTCTGTTCCAATGAGTCTTTCAACAAGTGCTATTTGTGCTTCTTCTGGCAAACTGGATGAGTGATATTCTTTACCGCCGCCAGAGCCTTTTCTTATTCTGGTTGTCCAATTTTCTCTATCTGCCCTCAGTTGATATGCCCTCAATGTCTTTGGCATATTAGGTAGTGTGAACTCGGCTAATTCCCGCGCTGTGAACCATTCTTTTATCATGCGAATACCTCACTACCTGCTATCTCGTATGCATTTTTAAACTCGCAAAAAAGCCTTGTACGGATTTTCCATCGCTTATGAATTTGCTGTGCCTTACGGTACTGTCGCTTTTTCTGATTGAAAAAACGTATGGAAGTTTTTAATGCTGCGATTTTATGATCGGTGCTAAGGCAGAGGTCATCGAGACGATCTATTTCAGATTTAAGCTCTCTAATCCGTTCTAATTGGCTTAATAAATCACGGCGGCGTTCTTTAAGGTTAAGCGAAGCTAGTTCAAGATTTTTGCTTATCAGTTTTTCATTAAATATCACGTGATCCTCCAAGCATTCTAGCAATAAGTTTTTTTGTAATCCCAGATTCATCGATGTCACTCACGATGTCTTTAAGCTCCACCTCAATCTGGCGTTTAATAAACATTTTTGCACCGTACTCAGCGGCTTTGGCTTCATCTGGGCTGAGAGCTTTAAATCCGCATCCTTCAACAAAAGCGTGCATCGGGGCGAAGTCGCTAGTGACTTCGCATAGTGCTTTAAGTGCATCGGCATGAATACGGCGTTGGACTGTACTCATGGCGCTCCACTGATCAATGTTACTTTTTGTAATTTCTCGGCCTAACTTGCGCGACATCCGCGCCGCAACCTCAATTCTATCTAATGGGTCTTGCTTTCTTTTGGCGCATCGGTCGAGGGTTTCTTTAATCGACTTTCGGAGGTGGTACTCAAAATCACTTAGATTTTCTTGGTTGCCACCTTCCAAAGTCTTTACACATTCATCACCATTAAATGTCAGATGAAACTCAAATAAATTCATTTGATTTTTGTCTAGTTTTTTACTTCTTGGCATATTTATTCCTGAAGGGATTTAATGGGCAATTTAGGAAAATCGAAGGTGCAAATGACCTTAATTTCTGAAGGAGGAGGGGGGGATTGTTCAGCGAGTGCTTTATTGGGAATAAGTCCGTAATAGACACCTGATGAGTACCATCCAAGTATGAGACAGATTAATCCAAGTCGAATATTGTATCTGCCTCCCCTCTCTTTTTTAGAGAGGGGAAAAGATTGATTCAATTTCATGCTGCTTCTCCAATCGCCTCAATAGTTTTAAGCATCTGTGCACGAACTTGTTCATTTGGTAGCTTTTCCCAAGCCGTGACTACCCGACTTAGAACTTTGAGTTTTGGTAGTGGGATTTCTGAGCTATCAATTGCCTCTCCATAAAAATAATCAACAGGCTTATCTAGGACTTGTGATATTACTTTCAATGTCGAGGCTGAGACTCTGTTTATTCCTTTTTCGTACTTCTGCACCTGTTGAAATGTTAGGTCAATTTTCTTGGCAAAAGCCTCTTGGCTATAGCCCTTCTCAAGTCGAGCAAGCCTCAACATTGTTCCTATTTTTACATCCAGTGGCTTGGCACATCCTTTTGTTTTTTTAGTAGTTGAAATCATAATATTTTCCTTTTGTTAATTGATTAGTTTATTTTTTGCAGTGACGAACGGTTTTCGATTGTTTAGACTTCCGCCTATTAGTTTTTGGACGGATACGAATGTTTTCCTTGTCCCACCGATCAGGCCAAATTTCATGGAGAGTTTTTCCTATGAATTTAGCTATCAGTGGTTCAACGGATGGCATCGGTTTTATTAAAGCATTGCGTACAGTGGCTTCACTGTACCCAAGAGAAACTGAGAGTTCTGTTAATGTAACTCCTCTTTTTCTTATGGCTGCTTTAATATCTTCCGGGTGCATACCTTGGTGAGACATTTTAACGTCCTTTTGTTTTGTAAGTTGGTTACGTTTGTCGCTTGCAGTAGCTAACGTAATCATATTTGATCATATATGGTCATTAGTCAAGCAGATATGATTATTTCTATGCTAAAAATGATCATATCTGTGCATAAATGATTATTTTTGGTTGTATATCAATGGGTTAAAGTCAGGATGGAATCGGACACAGAGCATGGAAAAAATATGACTTTTTTGGAGAGATTTTCTTACATCATAAAAAAATTGGGTGGAAATGGTGTTGCCGCTGAGATTTGCGGGAGGTCTGCAACCAGTCTGGTACGTTATAAGCGCGGCCATGACATACCTTTTGAAGTAGCTTACAAGCTATCTGAAGCGGCAGGTGTAGGCATTGATTGGCTTGCTAATGGTGATGGTGAACCCGAACCAAAGGAATCTGAATACCGCATAACTGCTGAGATTGTCGAAGAGTGCGCCGAGGCATTTTTATTATATTTAAAAAAAGATGGCAGTTCACTCTCACCAAAGGATACAGCGCAAGTCATTGCCTTATTGTGTGAAGTATACGAGGAGCAAGGGCGAATAAACGTTTCGTTTATAGAGCGTTTAATGCGGCTAAGAGGTAAGATTAACTAA